CCCTTCAGGTTGCTGTTTCTGTGGTGTCCCGTGCCCGTTCTCCGATTTCCGCAGGTAGGGCGGGAACCGACTCCGTATCTCGTGCGGGATATGCACACCCAACTGGGCAAGTGTGTCTAAGGATTCGCCAATCGCATAGAGCGCGAACCAGATAGACACCACTTTCGCCGTTGCGCTGAGCAGTTCCCCGATTTCGGCAAGGCTCTTGTCCACGATGAGCCCTGCTGCGTACAGGCTAATCACAAGCAGCGAGACGGCAACCGCGCGTAGGCTGACCCTCATCATCTGTGCCCAGCGCTGTTCACGCTGCCCTGTAAGGAGCAGGTGAATGACCTTCAGCAGGTACTGTGCTGTTGCCAGCACGAGATAGATTTTCAGGAGCGTTGGCAGCGACTGCCACAGGCTCACCAAAGCACTGCCCAACACGGTCAGCATCCACTCGACCCCTGACTTCTGCGTTTCGCCCATGTTGCCGTTAGATACCCGCATGTGCTAACCTCGCCAGATACGATTCAATCTCATAGCGCGTTGCAGCATAGCGTGCGCGTGTGCCACCACCCACAATTTGGACTTTCAAGTCGCGCAGTGTCTGCGCCATCTCTGCCGTGTTCCGTGCAGTCTGCTGTGCTGCACTCGATTGGTCGCGTGATTGGGGCGGGAACAGCAACTCGCGCAAGCCACCGATGATAAGACCTGCCAGCCCACCAATCAGCCCACCGGCGAGTGTGCCCAGCCCTGGGATGATACTGCCCAGTATCGCGCCAATCGTCGCGCCAATCCCGCCTGCAATTCCTATCCGTCCCAGTGCATCGGCAGCATCGTTCAGTCCGACAGCGCGGAGTGCGAACGCGCCGAGCTGGGTGATGAGTGTGATAACCGCGCCGACGACCCCAACGCGGAGCAACGCGCCCACGCGCGTCAGGACTGCGCCGAGTGAACTGCTCAGCAGTGCAGGCAGCCGTCCAAGCAGAGCAGGCACAGCGCGAAGTGCGCCCAGTACCCCTGCCAGCAGTGCAGGCAGCCGTCCGAGCATGGCAGGGATACCGCGCACAAGTGTCGCGAGTTGCGTGAACCCTGCAATAAGCCCTGCACGCGAGAGCAGTTGGAGCGCGCTGGACGCAGCAACTGCGGATGCTGCTAATGCAAGGATAAGCCCCGGCACACCGCCCAGTGCGCGGTTCAGTGCGCCGAACAGCTCCACCACACGCCCGCCCACCCGCACTAAGACGCCCAGTATCCCACCCAGCAGTTGACCTGTCGGGAGCAGCGCGAACTCGACACTCTCACGGAAGTTGCTGAGCAGGTCGCCAATTGCCAGTTCCCGTGATGCGCCTTCAAACCGGCGTGCTGCCTGTAGCAGGAGCGTATAGAACCCTTCACCACCACGCTCTTGGAGCAGTGCTGTGATTTCGTCGCGTGTGAGTGGTGCGCGCCCTAACGCGGTTCCCAGTGCGGTGCCTATCCCCGGCATCGCAGAGAGCATCTGGCGCACATCCGCTTCTGTCGCAGCGCCTGAGCGTATCTGGAGCAGGTTGAACAGCACACGGTCAAGGTCAGCCCGCGCGACGCCCATCGCGGTCATCAGGTCTAATAACTGCGAGAGCTGCGTTTCCGCATCGTCAATCGCGACGCCTGTACTCATCAGGATAGCACCGAACCGCGCGACTTCCGCGGTATCGAACCGAGTTGCCCGCGCCATCGCCACGAACCGACTGAGCGCATCGGCAGCAGCGACTTCGGAGCCTGTCAACGCGCGGAACTGCAGCTCCAACATCTGCAGGTTCGATGCGAGCTGTAGCCCACTGATCTGACTGAGCGTCGCGCCAAACACCGCAAGCGATGCAGCAACTGCGCCTGCTGTTGTCGCGAGCTGATTCAGGCTCTGGAGCATATCACTCAGTCGCGTCAGCTGGCGCTGCGCATCTGCAGCACCTGCAACCTGTATCCGTATCGTCACATCCTGTTGCATTCGCCCTTACTCCCTGCACAAGTGATACTTATATCTCATCCTCTTCTACTATGACTTCGTAGTGCTGTTTAATAAGTTGCACAACGGTCTTTGTCGGGCGCAGGTGTGGACGCGGTGCAGGTTGTGTCAGTGCGAGTGTCGCGCTCCACCGATCGAGCTGGTCAGGCACTGCAAGGTGTCGGTCTATCAGCCGACGCCAGCGCTCCGTCATCTGTATCTGCACGAGTTTATACATCGTACTAATATACAGCCCGTGCAGAGCTAATACTCGCGTGGGTCGCCTTCAAATCGGCTGCTCAGGTACAGGGTCAGGTTCGCCGTTTGTGCTGGCTCGCTCTGTACTTGGAGCGTCGCCTGCTTTACATACAGTGTATTGCCCCCATATTGGGGCAGTATCGCAGCAACAGGTGGGCGCAGGAGTGCTAAGTAGTCCGCAATCGGGTATCGGCTCAGCGGTATCTGTACCTGATACCGCTCTTCGTGCCTGCATGCAGCGTTATAGACGCGCTCGGCGAAGTTGGTCAGCAAGTCCACATCACTTATCCCTTCCGCTTGCAGGCGTATCAACACCGTGCGTCCCAGATAGTCCCGCGATACAGGTTGCCCCAGCGAGTCTTCGTTCACCACGACGACCACAACGCGCTCTGCGTCTTTACTCGGCGCGGTTGCCCCTTCCACATAGACGATATTCGCTTCAGGTGGGCGCGGTTCTAAGACCAGCGACTGATAGCGCACCTGACGCCCTGTCGGGTTATGGCCCCCTGTCGGGGCGAATATCCATGCTAATGACGGGTTATTCGGCTTTGGCTCCAGTACCCAGTTGCCTGTATTGGCATCGAACCGCAATCGCCATTCCTGCCCTGACGCGGTTGCAAGCAGCAGGAGCGTCTTCAGGATTTCCGTGCCTGATTGCCCCACACGCGGTGCATAGCGCCACCCGCTGGAGTTCTCACCGCGCTCTATGGTGGGTATCCGTATCGCTTGGAGCGCTGCAGGGAGACTCGCTGTTGGAATCGGTTCAAACCCGCACCCTTCCAGCAGTTTATTGAACGCGGTTCCAAGCGGAACGCCGTCAAACGCGGTCTCGGAGAGCTGATAAATCTCCCCAAAACGGCTCCACATCCCGCGCAGGGCGACCTGCGCACGCCAGAGCGGTTGCGGATGGGATTGCTTGACAACTTCAACCCGTTCCACCCGCGCGAAGCCTGCGGACAGCGGATGCCAAGTTGTGCCGTTGCTACTGCATTCCAGCCTATAAGTTGTGTCCCCGCGCAGGAGTATCTCCTGTATCTGGGGGTCATCTGTCAGCACTTCGCACTGACCTTCGTCCCGCGCGTACTCATCTACAGTCAGCTCCAGCGATTTCAGGGGCACAGTGCGTGGGATAGTGTCCCGCTGTGCAATCAGCGGTTCACAACGGAGGTAGTAGCCAATCACTATCGGGGTATAGCGCGTATCTGTCGTGGTCAGCGTGAGTTTCGTGCGTGCTTGCTCAGGTGCTTGTGCTGTGTTCCAGTTGCTCTTATCTGCTAAGAGCGGTTGTACTGTCGCGCCTGTTTGGTGCGTGTAGCCGATAATCGGGGTCGCTGTTGGCACTTGTGGGTTAATCAGGGGCAACGCGAACGGCTCTTCAACCGCGCTGCCCTGCGTGGCATAGCGCACGCGCTCGATTGCCAGCACAGGGGTATAGAGCCGATTGATAGCGATGCGCAGTGCGCTCGGCTCACACAGGCTATAGAGCGGTGCGGATGGTGTCCCGATATTCGTCGCGTCATCTGCAAGCGGTATCAGCTTCGCGCTCATCAGTTGCCGTGTGGTGGACGAGACACTATAGCTGCTCGGTACTGTCCCGCCACTTGCCAGCACCATGACCATCAGCCCCAGTGGTGGGAGTGGCAGTACAGCGAGTGTCAGTGCGCTCCGATGCGGTGCATGGAGCCCCGAATGCCAAGTCGCGACCACCTCAGGCGGCTGCTGGAGATTCGCGCGGTTCGGGTAGCGACAGAGCCGTAGTACCCCGCGTGTGTCCATGTGCAGCCCATACCTATCCCACTGCACAAACACAAAATCAGGGTCGCGTCGGTACTCGTCATCACTGCACTGAATATGGAGCGCAAATGCTTCATCTCGGTCCAATGAGATCGATGTTTCCAGTAGCCACTGCAGGTATCGCTGTACTCCGATAGATGTTGCCACATCATAGAGCGCGACCTGCACAAGCAGTTCCGTGATCGATGTATTCGCAGGGCGCACCAGCGAGAGTGCTGGGAGCAGGTTCTCACCATAGCGCTGGCGTTTCACTCCCGCCCATACTTCTGATTGGCGGTTAATATCGCTTGCAGGGATGATGACACCACCAAGCCGATGGTCAATACATGACGGCGTCAATATCGCGACGCCTGCCCCTGTGTCATGGTAGATATTGTGCTGCTCTGTATACCGCGCGTCAATCATATGGACAGCGCGTTCGTAGGTTGGGCGCACGATGAACCGATAGGGCACATCGAGTATTAGCCGATACATACCCTAATATACAGCGGGGGCAGTACAGACGAAAAAATGCCTGCCTGCACTATGGCACAGGGAGAGTCAACGATGCAGGCAGGCGATGGATGGTCCGTGCTGGGTTTAGGCTAAGCCGCGCGTCCCTGCGTTGCTGGGCACTCCGTCGCCACTCGCAGCCACCCAGCACATAGGATACCTAACGCAGGAATATGCTGAGTATCACAAGCGCGAGTATTAATAGCACGCATGTCGCGATACACTTTCCAAGCTGCCGTTCTCGCTCTGCCATCATCTTCGCCTCCGTTGGGTTCGGGTTCGGGTTCGGGATAATCCCACCACACCGCGCACACACATCAGGTCGGCGGCTGGGGTCATGTGTGCGTGTTGGTGTCATGCAGGTACACAAGCTCAGCAGATACCGTTTCGGGTCATACATCACTGCCACCTCCGTGTGTACCTGCAGTATCGAACTCCAGCGCAAATGATTCAAAGGGCGCCAGCTGCTCCACGCCATCTATATGGACAGCGTTCTCGCGCAGTTTCACAGCACAAGCAACATGGAGCGCAAGCTTCGCACGCAGGTGCGACAACTGCTGGGCGTCCGCGTGGAAGCTCAGCAACTGGCGTGGTGTGTCCACATAGACCGTATTGCCGATGATGTACACTTGGGAAGTGTTCAGGTTTATGTAGTAGGTATTCCCCGCGTCGCTATGGATACACAGCAAGTGCGCATGCACCATTATCGCTCACCCCCTTCTGTCAGAGTACGGTACAGATGAGCGCGCTGTTCGTCATTCAAGTCGGATACCCTTGAAACGCCATAGTACTCACGGAGCAGTTCCCGCGCTTCGTCAGGGGTCATCCGCTCCCGCAGTATATTCCCGCGCCAGTTCGGCTCCTGTGTGGAGCAGAGCGCCCATGCCCTGTGCGGTGTAGGGCTATTCGGCAGGCACAGCTCTGCACATGCGCTGTAGACAATATTGCCCTGCTCGTCCACACTGCGCCGTACTTCTATAATGCTTGGAAACGGCACGCCCAGTACTAAGCATAAGAATTGCCAGCCTTCTATCCGCACATGCTCGGACTGTCCAACGCGGACGGACAGCCGTGCTTCGCGGATGTAGGACTGGAGCTGGCGTGCCACCAGCGTTGACTCGGACACTCTTAGGAGCGGGTGTCGCTCTTGCGGTACTGCAATCTCCTGTGTCATCGGTGTTTCCCTCCGTATTCTGGGGCAGGTACTATCATAGCACCTGCAACAGGTTCGTGATAGTGAAACAGGGGCAGGGTCATACCCTACCCCTGTCTATCAGTTTAGTCGCGAAGCTTCTGTGCAGTTTCGATCAGGTACGGCTGGAATATTTCAGGCGACCAGAACACCATCTCGTCAAACCAGCCATCACAAAGAGCGTTCTGCACCAGAGATTTCACGACATGCGGTGGACAATATGCCATCCGCAGAATTACCTGCGTCAGTGCACGGTACTCATTGAATTGCGCACTAGCAATCACTCGCGTATAAGCCCACAGCAGGGTTTCTACCTGCTTCTCTGTGGGCATCGTTGGCAACTGCTCAGCAATTGCCAGTATCTCATCAACTGTCCGAATAATCTCCTGTGCCATCATAGTATCCCTATTATACCCCATACCTGTACAGATTGTCAAGTATCTATACCCTATTTCGGGGTAATTTCCCCCAAATTCGGGGAAATTTCGGGGTCTTTTTCGTCATGGGGTTCCGTGTTCGTTGCTGGCTGTGTGCGTATGGGCAGGGAGTGCGCGTTCCACCTTCGTGTACAGGTGTGGGTCGCCGCGAAGCCCGCGCCCTGTACGGGTGATTGCGCCGTCCGCGAGCAGTTGTGCAAGCACTTGGAGTACCCGCTTACGGCTTAGCCCTGTTGCTTGCTGAATCTCGTCCACTGTCATCGGGCGGGTCAGTGCCTGATAGACGCGCTGGCTATCTGAGAGCGCGTGTTCAGGGGGTGTTGTCGTGCGGAGATGGACGCTATCCACACGGAACTCTATCTCGTAATGGCGTGTGTGGTGTCTACGCCCAACATTCGATTTCGTGTGTGTCAGCGCGATAGATAGCCCTGTATCTGTCCATGCCGTGCGCGTTTGTACCCACACATTCCGTGCAAGGTTCTGGATAAATACGCTGCCGTATGGGGTCGCGTCTTCGCTGCCCCGCATGGACTTGGACACATGCGAGATTGCCAGCACGGTGGTGTTCAGCATGCGGAGCTTCCGCATCAGCTCCGTTGCCAAGTCCGACTGTTCCAACCCGCCCCCAATCGCTGGGGCAAGGCTGTCCAATATCACCAGTGCAGGCTCACGCTCTCGGATAACTGCTACATAGTCGCGGTACCCCAGCACGAACGGTGTTTCTGCGCGGAGATAATACACCTGTGCAAGGTCTATCACATCGAGATCTGCCCCATTAATCAGCAGGTCTAACCGTCGGAAGATGTCCTCTTCTGACGATTCGTAGTCGATATAGACCACGCTCCCTTCACGGTTCACGCGCCAATCGTTGCAGAGCGGTTGCCCACTTGCCACACTCAGCGCGAGTGCAAGGCTCATGTATCCTTTCCCGCACCCGCCATCGCCTGCCAGCACCGTCACCATCCCACTCGGCAGGAACGGCACAAGCAGGTATTCAATCGGTTTCGAGAGCCCATATGAGTAAACGGACACACTGAACTGCTGACGGAGCAGTTGCAGGCAGTGTTCAAACGCGACTTCCAACGCCAGTTCAATCGGGTAGTGCTTATCCCCAGTGCGCCGGACGAACTGCGCGACAATCTCCTTCCGACGCGACACACTGTTCAGCACAGCGCGACCCCAGAAGATACGCCCTGTTATCCCTGACAGTGATATATCCGCTTGCCATTCCCCGTTTGTCATCATGCGCGGGTCGCCTATCCGCAGGGTGTAGTTCACACCCAGCGCGTAGTGATACTCGCTGTTCACTTCGCCTTGAAAGTCTATCTCCAAGTTCTCATGGAGCCGTTGCGGTTGCAGTTCCATCCTTCGCCACCTCCTTCAGTGCGCGTGCCCAGTACGGCGCCGCGAGATATGAGACTTCACTTTCCAGCAGGTTCACAAGCAGTCGCGGGTCGCGCGTGTAGCGGTAGAGCGCACTCTCGCTTTGGAGCAGCTCCATCGCGACAGGATAGCTCCAGCCATACTGCACGAGCTGGTTCGCCACACGCAGCCACGCGAACAGCTCCGCTTGGAGCGTTGCAGGGAGCGTGATACCTTCCAGTACCTGTTGCACTTCACGCAGGATTGGGGTATAGCATTCACGCGCACAGCGCGGGCATAGCCCACGCGGGGGTGGAGCGAGCAGTGCGCCCACCAACCGTTCCAGTATCTTCGCCATCTCTGCATGCATCGCTACACCCCCATACGGATAGGTTTGACCCAGTCAGGTACAGGCGCATCTGTGGTCAGCACTGCAATCACACGCGCCCCTACAGGTGGCGTTTCGTCCCACGGGGTATACCCATCCGTAATCACAATCACCACCTGCGGGCGTGGGGACGCTTGGAGCGCAGTGGCTATCCCAACGCGCATATCCGTGCCACCGCCCCCATACAGAATCGGCTCTGCATCGCGCCCACACAGCACGCGCTTGACGGCATGGACTTTCGCGTCTACCGCGTAGACAGTCAACTGTGCCTGTGTCGCCTGCACGACTTGGTCTATCACCTGCAACGCCAGCCCAATTTCGCGGTCAGTGATACTGCCCGATGTGTCCACGACAACTGCCACTCTGGGGATAGGCTGACGCAGGCTCGGTATCACAACAGGGGTATAGACCGACTGCCGACGCGATGGACGGTTATAGGTATAGTCGCCTGCGCCTGTAAAGGACGCAATCGCGTAGCGGGTCGCTGCTGCCAGCTCACGACGCCAGTCCACGCGCTTCGGCGCAAGTATCTGCTGGGCGACCCGTTTCAGGTGTGCAGGAACGGCCCCTGTGTGGCGCTGGATTGCTTCCGCTACCTGTTGCAGGATTGCTTCCTGCTCCACAGGGTGGCGCGGTTCACCGACTTCCCATGCCTGCTCACGCCCATTCGCAGCGGAGCCATTTGCGGGTTGCAACCCTGCTGATACAGGTTGTAGTGCGGGCTGTACACCGTCCGATGTACAGCCCTGCTCGGACGCGCCATGCGCTGATGACTGGGCATCGGTACCCGCTGCGCAGCCATTCTGTTGCTGTTGCTGTTGCGCTGACGCGCCCGCACTACCCTGCGACGCGCTCGCTGGGGTAGAAACTTGCTGACCGCGCTGCTGCTGCTGCTGCCCCGCGCCACCTGCTTGCAGTCCCAACTGCTGGAGCAGCGCTTCCGCGTACTCTTCTGCCAATCGCCCTTCAGGTTGACCCAGTAGTTCGGGGTAGATTGCGCCAGAAGGTAGCGTCAGCCCTTCCGCGCGGATATCGTCATTAATCTCCGCGTCGGCGGCTAAGTTGGCAACCTCTTGTGGGTAGCCCACCAGCCGTACTGCATGCTGCCGAAGCAGGTGCAGGATTTCGTGATACAGCACAGCGCCCAACTCTGCAATTGAGAGCTGGCTCACGAATTCTGGGTTATAATACAGGTTCCAGTGCCGATCCACCGACATGGTGGGCACCTGTTGGCTTTCCCGATACCGCAGTGCATACAGCGCACTGGCAAGGTATGGGTAGCGCATCAGGAGCCAATAGCGTGCTTTACTTAGGGTTTCCATCATCATCATCTCATTTCCTTATCAGCCCAGTACTGGGCTGGTATCTGTTTATAAGCGTCGCCTGATAAGAGCATCGCTGCGTCCTCTATCTGCAGCTGCTCGTACAGGTGCGCCTGCTGGCGCAGGCATTCCTGCCTGTGCTTGCGTATCCCGTCCACACGCGCTTTGAACCACCGCGTTACTTCCCGAACACGGTGTAGGACTAATACCCGCAAGCGCGGTGGCAGCGCCGCGAGCTTTGAAACATCGGCTGGGTGCGTGACCCAGAATTGCTCCGAGCTGCGTTTGATAACGAGCCAGCTCGATTCGATCTGTACTTCACCTTGACGCCACTGCTTAGGATACCGCAAGTCCAAGCGCGTATCCTGAATGAGCTGACGGCACTCTTCCATCGCTTGGAACATCTCCTGCAGTGCGCCATAGAGCGCACTGCACCCATGTGCATACTTCGTCATAGCTGACCCTCCAACAGGACGCGATAGAGAGCGTTATACTCACGCCGTTGCGCGTTGAAACAGCGCAGGACGCGCGTCCACACATCACGATAGGTTGACTCGTACACGGCGCATCCGCCTGTATAGGCAATCCGACGCCCATACAGGAAGTCACGCAACATCGACTCATGGATGACCGTGTCGCCTGATACTGCCCATACCGCGTTATACGGTACATAGTAGCAGTGGCTCGTATAGCGCAGCTCGTGCCCATCACGCAGATACAGCACGGGCAGGTCAATATAGGGTATCCCCAGCACAAGGCATGCGGTATGTACCGCCAAAAACAGGCGGTAGTAATAGAGCGGGTCATCATAGACGCCCAGCACAATCGGCATGTTTATAGGCGCCGTGTCATGATAGTATGCGCGTGGGATACGACCCTTTGCATAGAGCAGCCAGCCGAGCAGCTGCACCATATATTTCGGCTGATAGAGCTTCGGCTCATAGCCGAGTACCCCGTGCAGTGTCCATGTGCGCGTTTCGTGATGACCATACATCACGCAGTACTTCTGCTCATGCTGTTGCGCGTCGTAGACAACCTGCAGGGTCGCGCCGTCTACCTTGCAGGTGAATACCCCACTCTGTGCAGGGTGTTGGCATAACACCTTATAAAGCGCGTTCGGGTATGGGAGTATCTTCACAGGGTCTACAAACATAGTTTGACCTCCAACATCAGCGTTTCAATCCCCGTGATGTAGTTATTCTGCTCGGTGTAGAGCTGACCCAGTTGGCGGGTCAACTCATTCAGTGCGTGGAGATAGCTAAGCGGTTCAGCGGTGTCCAATACCTGCCGAGCGCACTCTTCAGGGAGCGCTCGCGATGCGTTGCACCGTACCTGACCCTGTAGGGTTGGCACATAGGTACAGTGGTTGATGGCATACCACATCGTGAGCGGTTTCCCCCACAGGTACACAGGGGGCAGGCAGGGCGGTTCCTGCCTTAGGATATTGCACGCATCTACGATGCGACACCAAGTCAGCCAGTACCAGCCCAGTTGCTTAAGCTCATAGGGGAGTGCAGGCAGCAGTACCTGCCACTCGCGTGGCTCGGCTTCAGGGACGGGCAACTGCTCGCCCAGGATGAGCCAGCAGAGATAGCGGTAGAGCCATTCGGGGCGGAGCATGACAGGGTAGTCCGCTAAGACTGTATGCCAGTACATATGGAGCGTGGACGGTCCGCTCCAGAAGTAGTCTTTGTAGTAGACGCGGACACGCCCAAAGTCGGGCTTGACAATTTCAATCCGCTGGTTCTCCCCGACAGGTATCACCAGTGGCTCTGTTGCCACTGCAGGGATGTGCTGCTCGTCCAGCAGGTCAGCAAACGGCGTTAGTTCAAACACTGCCAACTTAGCCAAGTGCGCCCACCTCCTTCAGGAGCGGGACAAACCGCTTCACCGTTGCTGGGGACGCCCAGCTGTGTATGCGAGCAGTGCGTATCAGGTCTCGCGCGAAGACTGCAGCAATATCTACGGCAATATCCGCAGCGCGGTCAATCACGCGCCACGCCTGCTGATACCTTTCAGGGCTATTGCCCACAATTTGCACTACTGCGCCCAGCACCGCGTAAAGCCTGTCCGGACGGTCAGGGAGCAGGTTCGGATTCTGCAGCACGCTTTCGGGGTCAGGCAGGTCCGCTTCACGGAGCCAAGTGTAGAACTCCGTCGCGGCGCCTTTCCCGACTGCGCCTGCGATGTACGGTAAGGCGTCTTCCAGCGTACCGCCTTCCGCTCGGATATATGCCAGCATACGGCTGGCGTTATCCCAGCTTCTGGGCGACGCCCAGCTGTTTTCCGTTTGGTGTCCTGATGGTGGTGTGAGCAGGAGTGCGGGGCGGTGGCTGATAAACCCTGCGACCTGTGCGCGGGCGATGCTCCACGCTTCGGGGTAGGGGTGGCTTGGTGGGTCGCCCCAGTAGCGTGGGAACTCTTGTGCCCACTCTCTGGAGTCAACCGTCCATTCCAGATGGACGAATCGGTTCGCCAGTGGCGGGCTGAGTTCCCACCCACCTGCGGCTTGGTGGGGTGGGTTCGCCGCGGCGATGATGTACACGCTCTTTGGCAGCTCTAAATCGCCCACAACGCGGTCTAAGACCACGCGCAGGAGCGCGGCTTGCATGGCGGGGGGGGCGGTACTAATCTCGTCCAAAAACAGGATTCCTTTTCCTGCTTCTGCTAACCGCACTGCCCAGTTCGGGGACGCGAAGCGCACACCGCCCTCGTGGACGATGGGCAACCCGCTGAAGTCAGCAGGCTCTCTAATGCTGGCAAGGACGACTTCACATGGCAGCCCTGCCTGCTTCGCGAATCGCACAATTGCAGCGGTCTTTCCAACGCCCGGCGCGCCCCAGATTAACACAGGTGCGCCTGTGAAGATAATATCGAGCTTTATCATCGCGCCACCTCCGCTTCCATCTCCAGCTCGTCCAAAATTTCCAAGTATGTCTCGGCAAGCTCAGGGACAGAATAGAAGACAAGGTCTTCTGCCCATCCCTCATCTAAGGCGCGCTGGGCGATGGCTCGCTTCACCTTCAGGGAAAGCAGGTTCGTGCGAGCCAATAAATAGTAAAGCCCTTTATCTTCAGGGTGTTCACGGTAGAGCTCGTAAGCACGGCATGCAACCTCTACGGGCGAGTGCAGCTCGTAGATATGGATGCCCAGTATAAGGGCATCATCGGGGTCATAAGCCCCATGCACGAACTGATACTCCACACTCTGCAGCCAAACACTCTTGCTCATTCTGCTCATCTCCAGTCCTCCGTAGTATTTCTATTATACCCCATACCTGTACAGATTGTCAAGTACCTGTACAGGATTTCAGAGAATTTCCCCGAAATTTGGGGTGAATTTCGGGGAAATTTCGGGAAATTCCCCCCAAATTCTCCCCAAATTGGGGAAAACACCCTGACGCATAGACCGTGAAACTTACCTTTGGGTGCAGTTTCGGGTATAATATCGCTGCTATGCGAACGAAGAAGCGGGAACGGATACAGTGGGAGCAGAAGCGCGAGCTGGAGATTGTGAACCTGTATCAGCAGGGGATGAGCTATCCAGAAATCGCGCGGACGCTCCATGTAAGCGGGCACACGATTAGCCATGCACTCCGTAAGCATGGCATCCACCGTAAGGGGCGACGCGGGTATCGCTGGCTTCTCCAGTATCAGCCTGCAGTGCTGGAGCAGGCAGGCAGGCTCTATGGGCAAGGGCAACATGACGAAGCGGAGCAACTACTCCGCGACGCGCTCCAACGGAAACAGCGCATTCACCCCTACACCCTGCGCACTTGGCTTACACCTTTCCTGCCATGATACAGGCAGCACAATCACGACGCGAATGCCGAGTTTCTGTTTCTGTTCCGCTGGAACAGAAATGGAACAGAAATGGAATAGAAAATTGCCCCCCCGATTTCTGTTCCGTTTCTGTTCCGCAAGGGACAGAAAGGGGCAATTTTGAACTCAGAATTTCTGTTCCTGTGCTCGGAACAGAAAGGAACAGAAACACAGAATCGCCCTGTTTCTGTGTTTCTGTTCTGGGTCTTAATTAAGACCCAGAACAGAAACAGAAACAGGGTTGGGACAGAATAGGAACAGAAACAGGGCAGGGTTCTGTTCCTGTTCTGGAAGGGGTTGTGCGTTATCCCTTTCGGTATTCACCTGTGATGATATGGGGGCAGGTGTACTTGCCATTAATCAGGTGGTGGGGTCGCCCCAGTCGCCCTATATCTACGGAAACTCCTGACGGGTGCAACATGACCGTGTAGAATGACTTCGTGTAAGTGTTATAGCGCTTATAGACTTCAGTCATCCCGCCGGGGTTCGTCTGGGTCATCTCTTGCTTGATATGTATCATGGATGTTGACAGGTAGAGTACGCCCCGATTGCCGTAGTAGACATAACTGTTCGCGTCTTCGTTTAATCGCCCGATAAACTTCGGGAACCGTTCAGGTCGCGCGAAAAAGACATTCATCGCTTTCCGATTATACAGGAGCTTATACACAGGCATCATCTCGGGCGCGGGCATATCACCATTTTGTGCCCATGCGAATACATCGAGTTCAGGTGTTTCCAGCAGGAGTTCAAACGAACGGCGGATGAGCCATGCAATCTGTTTCGGTGTCGCGGTGAACAGAACACGGTTTATCGGCAAGTTCGGCATAACATGGACATACCGATAATCGTCGTCCATCATACAGATAGCGCGATACCCTGCCCGTTTCGCGATTTCGATAATCGCGTTTCGCGGTGGTGCGGAGCTGACACGGTCTGGCAGGTTGTCCATCATCATCATCGGGTAATCTCCACGGCGGTAGACAATCAGCCGTTCCGAGTACCGCGCATGGTACTGCTCCAGTGTCGGGTCATCATCGCTCACCACGATATAGACAGGCTCATACGCGCGGAGTATTTCCAGTGTCTTGACCCTGTCAGGACGCTTATAACTGATGATATATACAGGGTAGTCAGTCTTTGTCATCGTCATGCTCCTGTATGAAGTAGCGGTATACATCCCCGAAGAACCGTGCCAAGCCACGCTCTAATGCGCGGTCAGCGTCTATAATCACCAGCGCGAGCTCTTCAAATAGTGCCTGTATCGGGGCAGGTGAATGGCAGTAGTATTCTGCAATCGCGTCAAAGTCCAACCGCACGAACCGCGCCGCGCTATAGCGCAGCATCGTCGCGAGCGGTTCAGGCACGCCTGCCTGCTCAATTATCTGTATCAGTCGCTGATACTCGGTATCGTCATAGAGTTCCGAGACCGCAGGCGGTTGCTCCTGCTGGGGTGTATAGTAGAGCCGAGAGAGTGCCTGTGTATAGATTGGGTTCAACCGCGCTTTGGAAGCCGTTGGGGTCAGTGGCGCGTTGGGGTCATCTGTGGCACCTGCAGGCTCCTGTGTATGGCTCCGCTGTAAAAGCGCGTCTACCCGCTCGGACTGGAACTGCATATATTCCAAGTAGTCCGTCTTCCGCGCGGCGAACTCGCGCAAAAGTGGGAGCAGCTTTTTCTCGCTCCAGCCTCCCAGCTCCGCTGTGCGGTTCAGTGCGATAAGGATTTCACTCTCGCGCTCAGCGGGCACATCAACGACCACAACAGGCACGAGCCAGTCCTTACTGTCCTGCACGATTGGGGGCGGTGCGGGCTGCCCATTATCGCGGAGCCCTTGCAACGCTTTCACGCGCCCGTGCCCTGACAGGATACGGTTCGTGCGCTCATTATAGACAATCGGCTCGATATACCCGTATTCGCTCAGGCTATACTGTATCGCGTCCATCGCGTGTTTCCGCGCGTTGCGCGGGTGTTTCGCAAGGATTAACTGCCGAAGCGGTTTCTGCTCGATACGGATACCCTCATGGCTCATACGATTCTGCCTCCAACTCTGCTAATGCCATCAGGTCGGTCAAGACCTGCTCCGCTGGGAGATGATGCAACTCGCACGGGTGTCGGTGCAGGTACTTGACGGTTAGGTAGACAATTTGCTGCGCGAGCGTGGTGCGGTACGCTCTTTTTTTTCGCTGACCCGTGCGCCCCAGTTCTCGAGCCCGAACGCCGACTGGAGCGCGCTCTCCACCCGCTGGAGTACCTGTACCGCGACAGCGAGCGGTACCCGCTGCAACAGTGTCGCGTAGAACTCACCGATTGGGGTATCCCCAGCCGATGGGGACAGGTGCAACCGTGCTATCAGCTCCAGCAGTACTGCCAAGTTCGCAGGGATTTCAGGATAACGCGCCTGCCACTCGCGCTGCGCTTTCGCGTCTGTTGCTGCGTATAAATCATAGATACTCGGGGCGCGGTATTGGAACTGCGCGTCAGGGACGCCCAGCAAGTCCGATAAGTCCACCACGCACAGGTCGCCCTGCTTCTCTGACGGGGCAGGCAACTGCTTCAGGATTGCGTCTAAATTACTCATCTATCGGGCCCACGATCTCGATCCGTTCCACCTGTCGGTCATTTCGGTTCGCTGACCACTGCCACCGCTCGATGATACCCGTGTACTGATATGCAGTGGAGAGCGTGCTGTCAGGTTTGACCTCTACCCGTGCATAATACCCGACAGGGGATACACTACCCGTTTGATAGTGCGAGAACGCTGCGCCGGGGATAAAGTTGCTAATCGTAATCCGCCGACGCGCACCCCCTGCAGCCCGCATCCGCGCTGAGAACTCGCCCAGCCCTGCCACATCGACGGTTTCAACCGATTCTTCGATCTCGATGCTTTCTGCAACGCCCTGAATCGCCGTCGCTGTGCCCCAAGTGGGTGTCCCGTCATCAAACCCGCCATACGCGATCGTGACGACCGCGTCCCGTGCTATCCTTCGTGCCATACCGTATGATATACAGCCGAGCCTGCACAATTCAACGCGCAGGACGGTATATACTATGGCTATGTATGACCCGATACAACGCGCAACGATTGCGCTCAGTCGGTTGCTGGAGCAACAGCTGGGGATTGTGATTATCACGCGCCCTGATGACGCGCCGTCCACTGCGTCCTACCCGTATGGGCTACTCACGCTCCAGTCCCGTGGGGATGGACGCGCACTCAGCACCGTACTCTATACCTACGAGCTGGAGATTGTCGCGCCTGCAGGTCAGGCAGGCACAAAAGCGCAGGTGAACATCGTGGAATACGCGCTCCGCGCAGGCGAGATGCTCATGATGCGCGACCAGCCGTACTTCACGGACTTATTCACACGGTTGTTGGAGCTCAGCCCGACCCGCGCTGTGCTGCAGATTGAATGCGAGATGGAGGAGCCAACCGCATGAGGATACCGATCTCTGAAGACACCAACGCGCAACTTGCGCTCCGCGTTGCTGCGACAGGGATGTGGCAACCTGTCAGTGGCGCGAATAGCGAACTGCTACGCCACCCGCTCCTGTCTGCTGTCTGGCATGTGTTGCAGGAGCTGCTCGTCGCGAACGGGACACGCATCGTGCCCACGATGCAGGGGCAACCTGTCCCTGATGATGAGCGTGCGCTCCATGCCCAGCTGACCCAAGCGGACTACTACGCGCTCACATTACGGCACCTGACACAGTCGCACCTTGTCGGGGCAGCCGTTGCAGAGATACTCTGGGACGCCAACGCGCACCCTATTGCACTGCGCCCTATCCCCACAGAGCGCGTCCAATTTGGACTGGACGCCTATGGGCAGGTGGTCAACCTGCGCGTCCAAACGGACTACGGGCTACAGGATTTGCCGCTGGAACGCGCCGTCTATGTGATTGCACAACCGCTCATGCTCTACTACCGCGTCCCACCCCGACTGCTCGCGCTGAAACGCTACTTAGACGCTTATGACCGCACCCTGCGCGCGATTGACCTGTACCTGCAGCGCCATGCAGTGCCCACCACCATCGCGACAACACCGCCCACCATCACAGAGCCTGAACGCGAACAGATTTATGACGCGCTCGTGAAGCTGAAAGACGCATTCGTCGCGGTCTTACCTGCAGGTGATGGCAGCACGCTCCAGTTCCTTGAACCGCGTGGGAGCGGGATCGAGTTCGCGCTGGAGTATCTCCAGATGTTGGAACGGCTCATCGCACGCGCACTCTTAGGGTCGATCCTTGCCGTCTACGAAGCACAGTACGGTACACGGGCGCAAGCACAAGTCCACTGGGAAACCCTGAAGAGTGTGATTAGCGCGATGCAACAGCCGATTGAAGACGCGCTGCATGACCAGCTCTGGCGACCCTACTGCGTGGAGCAACTGGGACGCGAGCCGAGTACACGGTTCCGGCTGAATGAGCCTGAGCGCATGCAGTCGGAAGCCCTGATGCGCAATATTGCTGACCTTGTCGCGCTGGGCTTCGTTGACCCTGACCGCGACCGCGACTGGGTACGCGCACTGGTCGGGCTGGAAGACTAACGACGCCGAACGCGCTCCACTTCAGGCACTAAGGTTTCCACCCGCGCACGCCGTGCGAAGTGGTTCAGGTACACGCTCCGCGCGATGTGATAGCACCAAGTCGCAAAGTTCGCCTTCGCAGGGTTATACAGGTGATACTTCTCGTATGCACGGAGCATCGTCATCCCGTACAGGTCTTCTGCATCGGTTTCCGTTGTGGCAATCCGTGCGCAGTACCTGCGGATGGTCAACTCGTGCGCGAGCCAGTCCGCCCAGAACCCTGACAACTCGCTCGACGGCTCCTCGTGGGGGACACCCACGCCGTGCTGGTCAGCCACCTGCTTGCCATCCCTATCATAGATTACGATGCACAAACAGGGTCCGTTGCTCACCTGTTAGCGCTGCCAGCAGTTGGGGCGGGATACGCCCGAACCGCTCCCACTGCAGGTGTGCAGTCCCTATATCCTCCGATGGATACCCCACATCACGCGGCATATCCTCTTCCAGCAAGGGTACAAGCACCGTACGGCAGTTCGGGTGGAGTGGGGGCACATAACGCAACTGCGCTTTCGGCACGACAACCCCTGCCAGTGGACGACACACAGATGATGTGCGCGGGTCGCGCACAACCTCATAGCGGTAGCCCACCACTTCAGGGTAGCTCCCCGTCTCCCAGAGCAGTGCGTAGTTATAGAGCCGTGTGGTCTCCGTGCGCACGATGCGCTCCAGCTCGTACCCCACCGCCGATTGCAGTATCTGACCCACACGCTGCTCCATCATTTGGGTGTCCCAACCGAGCAAATCGCCCTGTGAGATGACCTGCAGGATATCGCGCACCACGCGCTGGCTGTACCGTGTCCATGCACTGGTCATATAGACCTCTATCAGGGTCAGCAGCTCAGGTGGGATATCCTGGAACCTGTGCAACTGATTCGGGAGCCTGCGCTGACGCCATGCCTGTACCTCGCCCAGCACTGTATGGAGCGACTGGCGCATCGTGCGCGACACAGTGGGCAGGATATGGGTTGCCAGCACACGCTCCATCACGGCACGCATATCGAGCGTGGTCAGCATGGTGCGCTCCCCTGACAGTGTGCGCATCAGCATCGCGCCCAACCTGCGGTAGACCACACGCAACCGCTTCTGGAGCGGCGCCCTCATGTCCCGTGTAAGTCGCTCTGTCAGCACGGCTGTATTATAGACGACAGCACATCATTCTGCTGTATATCTATTGTATGCGTACGAAACGGCTTAGGCGCGCTCAGAAACCTGTCGTGCAGGAACGGTTAGTCCAACTGATTGAAGCGGGGTTCACCGTGAAATACAGCTGCCACTTGGTCGGGATTGACTACACCACCTACTATAAGTGGCTCCAGCGCGATATGCGGTTCCGAGACCGTATCCGTGAAGCAGAAGCCCGCGCGGTGATTGCTGCGGAGTCCGTGATACGGAAAGCGATTGCTGAAGGTGATGTTAAGACCGCGATGTGGTATCTGGAGCGTCGTGTGCCTGAATATCGTCCCCCAGCACGGGTCCAGCTGACGAAGCCGAGCGAGTATGATGATTATGAGCTACTCGTGACGGTCATCCCCAGCAACGAGCCTGATAGTCCATAATATCTACCCATGCGCATCGTTCAGTACCGTATCACGATGCACGGGCGTCAGCAGGAGTTCGTGGCGTCGCCGTTCCCGAAACTGTTCGTTGGTGGGATTGGCGCAGGGAAGACCCGTGCAGGGATTTTTCAACTACTCACGATGCCCCCACACACGACAGGGGTGATTATCGCGCCGACTTATACGATGCTGAACGATGTGATACGCCAGTCGATCTACGAAGTCGCGGAACCGCTCCTCGTGAAAGATGACCGCGCGAACCATATCGTGGAACTCAGCGGGAAACGCACCGTGTTGCTCCGCAGTGCGACGCGCCCTGACCGACTGCGCGGGTTGAACCTTGACTGGGTCTGGATTGACGAAGCATGCTATGTGCCTGAAGATGTGTACCTAATTGCGATTGGGCGACTGCGTCAGCACCCATCGCGCTACTGGCTGACCACGACACCTGTCAAGGCGTCATGGGTCTATGAGCGGTTCGTGGCGGGTGGCGAGCCAATCTCTATCACCCATGCGCCAACGCTCTGCAACCCGTACCTACACCCGTCGTATGTGGAAACGCTCCGCGCACGCTATGGCACACTGCTCGCCCAGCGCGAACTCGGCGCGGAATGGGTAGAGCTGGGTGGGCACTACTTCCAGCAGGGTTGGGTTCGCTATGACGATACGCTCCGCACGCGACCTGCAACGGTTGTCGCTGTCGGGGTGGACTTAGCCGTCGGGTTAGATGACCATGCGGACTATACTGCAGCAGTTGTCGTGCGCTATGACCCACAGTATCAGCGGTATCTCGTGGAAGACGCCGTTGCAGGGCGGTGGACTTTCAACGAGCAACTGGCGCGTGTCCACGAACTCGCAACACGCTACGAAGCCCATGTGGTCGTCGTGGAGAGCAATCAGTATCAGCAGGTCTTCGCACAGCAACTCGCGAGCCAATACCGCCACTATGTACGCCCGTACCATGCACGCACCCGTAAGGAGCAGCGTATCCTGTCGCTGGCGCCACTCTATGAGATGGGGCATATCACCCACGCGCGACGGCTCACGGAACTGGAAGCACAACTGCTCGCCTATCCCCACACTCAGCACGATGACCTGCTGGACGCACTGGTCTACGCAATTGAAGGCACACGGCTCGGGCATACACTCCAAGCATCGCAAGTCAAACTCGCCCCACGGGAACTCTAAGCGGACACCCCAGAATTTCCCCCATATTTCGCTTCCAAGACGCCTTTCCGGAAGTCCTGAAAGCACTGAGACAGGGCGTAGAAGCCAAATATGGGGCAAATAAGGGTATCCTGTAAATGATGTGCGACTGCATAGCACGGGGTGAATGGCACGCGACAGGTGTACCCGTGTCTTATTACTATCGGCTCCCGAAGCCGTATGCATGGGACGCAGGTCAAACCCTGCGGATGCTCATCCTGCACCACACGCACCAGCATGCCGAGTATCGCGTGCGCTACTTCTTTGCGGACGGGAGTACACTCGTCGGGGTACTGCGCATCCAGAACCCTGCCGTCACAATCGTGGACGCAACGGCGCCGAAATCAGCCCTGCTCGTGAAGCTCGCTCTCTCCACCGAGAACGCGCACGGGCGTATCCTGTGGAACCTGAAACCTGTACACCCTTGACCCACAAGGTATACTCTGAAGTGCTGCACCACTCTCATCTCCTGTTCCTGACCACCCCTACCCTTTACGAGCAGGGGTTCTCTCTTAGGAACACTGCCCTGTTGCTGTCCCGATTCTGTTTCTGTTCCGTTTCGTTTCTGTTCCTGTTTCTGTTTCTGTTCCAGGTCTTAATTAAGACCTGGAACAGAAACACAGAAACAGGTCATTTCTGTTCATTTCTGTTCCTGTGCTGGAACAGCAATTTGAGTTCAAAATTGCCGTTTCTGTCCCCTTCGGAACAGAAACGGAACAGAATTGGAACAGAAAATTCCCCCCCCCGATTTCTATTCCATTTCTGTTCCATTTCTGTTCCAGCGGAACAGAAACCGAAAGTCGGCTTGCTCTGCATTCGTGGCATGGCAGGAAGATGACCTGCCTGCGCGTATAAGAGCCGTATGATATGGCACGCAATACATCGGAACGAATGGCGCTCGCGTGAAAAGATACACAACTTTGCGAGGTTTGAGGTCGCGCATATCCAGTTTGACCTGCACGAGCGTATCATGCTCCAAGTCCCACAGGCGAAAACCCGCGCCTTGATTTATACCTACCCCGCCGTACTCTACGGGATGGAACGCGACACGATGGGACGGCAAGTACCTACTGTTGCTCGCTCATGGCGTGTCTATGGCAACCTGTTTGAATCTGTTGGCGCGTTTGACCCGTCGCTGCCCTACCTGCGCAACGCGGCAGGGCAACCAATCTACGATTACCCCAGCACAGGCATGCGCTACTGGCTTGACCTGACAAAGATGGACTTGACACCCTATGTCGCACAGATACTTGACCAGATGCGCCAGCGGTATCAAGTGCGCCCTTGTGATGATGCGGACTTGCAATCCGTCTTGTCCACCTTCGGGCAGTCAGGCTCAGCAACGGATATCAACCGCGACGGTATCACCGATGACGCTGACCTGCTCGCAATCCTTGACCGATACGGACACCAGCTCAGCCACTACCCTGTGCTGGGCTATCTGGAGCTGTTTATGGAAGGGTTTCTCGTGGACAACTTCCCCGAATACATCCGTTTCACAGGGCAGGCGCGTCTTAGCACTGACGCGCAGGTAGACGGCTACGCACAGTACTGCTACGCACTGCGGATGATACTCCCGAACGGACTGCTCTTTGCGAATGTGTACGAAGGGGGCGATATCGTCAAGGTATCGGGCACGGATGACGCGCCTGTGTTCCGTGAACCTGTAGAGAGTATGCTCCAACTCTTGGACGGCGTGTTTTTTGAAAACTGGCGCTGGCACTGGGCAGCGCGGACGGGGATGTTGCCCCAGTCCAAAATTGACGCGATTGAGCGCTGTGTAGACTGGCTGGTCGCACGCGGGAAACAGGTCGTCCTTGCTGTCAATCTTGCGTACGACGATGTAGGCTACACAGAACGGCTCCAAGCAATTGAGTATGCTCTGCGTCGGTGGGGCAATCAGGTACGATTCTCGGAGTTCCGTCAACTCTATGCGAACGGGCGCAGTGTTGTGGAAGACGCACGCGCTCTTGCAGCACGGCTTGCATAAGCATACAGGGGGCTACCCCTAAGAGTAGCCCCCTGATGGTGAAGGACTGGAGAAGCCCTGCAGTGGCAGGATTATACCATGCGCGAACGCGAATTTCAACAGAAGGTCATCCGCATCGCGCAGCAATACGGCTGGCGCGTGTATCATACCCCGCGCGTACCTTTCGGGAACGGGCGGTACGCGACGCCCACCGTTGGGGATACAGGCTTCCCCGACCTGATACTCGCACGCGGGCGACGGCTCATCTTCGCAGAGCTGAAAGCAGATTCGGGGAAGCTCCGCCCGAACCAGCGCGACTGGCTCCAGACACTCGCCCAAACAGGCGCGGAATGCTACCTGTGGCGCCCAAAGGACTTACCGACCATCTATACCCTACTCGCATACGGGTCAGAACATGACACGGACACGGATAGGTATCCCCTGATGATAGATAGCATGGGCATGCACACACACGACGCCATTATCCCGAACCTGCTCCATCAGGGTCGTATCACAATCCTTGCAGGCATGCCAACTATCGGGAAGACCTACTTCGCGCTGGAACTCGCCTACGCGCTGACTGTCGGCGAGAACCTTTGGGGCGAGTACCCGCTGAAACCGACGCGCGTACTATGGCTAAACTTTGAACACCCCATCACATCACTCAAACATATCTTAGTACAGCACTATCGCGCCCATGAGTTGAAACTCTGCATGCTGGAATGCGAACCGCGCCGATGTTCACTGAACCCTGAAACCTATCCACAGTATCAGCAGATAATACAGCAGGTGGGGGTTCGCGTCGTGATTGTGGACACGCTCATGGACTTTATCGCGCCCCCTCTCACGGGCGCACCACCCCAGAAACAGCTGCTGCGGAACCTTGTCTCGGAGACAGGGGTCGCGCTCTTGGCGACCCATCCGACCAATAAGGCATCCGCGCGGAAGCGAGACCCTGATAAGACCGCACTGTACGAACACCACCGCTGGGCACCGCTCGCCGATACGATTGCGGTACTCCACCCGACCCGTAAGCAGTCCCGCGACCGTGTGAACCTGACCATCGTGGAATGCCCTGAAGGGATGCGCATCCGCCGTACTTTCCTGAAACAAAATGCGCGGTTTATACCGCTCTTGGAGCCCTGAAATAAGGCATGCTCCGCTGTATATTAGGGCATGCCATATATCGGGGAACATGCAGTACGATTGCGGGAGCCTGAGCGTTATCAGCGGTTCCGACGCGAGAATGATAAGTTCGGCGACGGGATAGACGCCATCTGGGGTATCACCCCTGACGGCGAAGTCGAGCTGCAAGGTCTACGGTTTGACGCAGAACGCTATGACTTGGACACTGTCCGTGAATGGGTACAGGAACACGAGTACGAACCGCTGGAGATAGAGCCAGCACGCCCGAAAGAGTCGCTCCGAAGGTTCAGCACAGATACAGCGCCCTTAGAGCCGACAGACGAACATGATGCACGGCTCTTGGTCGCTGATGACTACCCCGATCGTGGGCTGACCATCACCGAAGAGGACTTAGACCGCATTATCGCGCACACGAAGCAACCTGTACCTATCTATCTGGAGCATAAGCCGTCGCTTGTCTTCGGGTGGGCGGGCAAGTTGTGGCGGATTGGGCGCGAGCTCTGGGGCAAGCTCCGTTTCCGACCTGCTGCGCAGGCACTGCTCGAAGAATCGCCCATCCGCGGGGTGAGCGTCGGGCTGGCAGTGGAGCCTGAACCGCACCTGCGCGAAGTGAGCTTGACGCTGAACCCGCGTGTGCCAACGGCGCAGGTGTTCCACCAAGAAACTGATACGCCCCAACTGTATATTGTACGGAGGGATACGATGCAACACGAACAGGAACTGACCACAACACAGGAACCGACGACCCATGAGATGAGTGCGTTGGAGTCGCAACTCCGCGAGTATCGCGCGATTGCGGAGCAGGCGCAGGCACAGGCGCGGGCTGCCCAGCAGCTCGTCGTGAAGCAAGCCGTCGCCACACAGGTCAAACGCTGGACGGATACGGGGAAGCTGACCCCTGCAGCAGCAGCGAAGTTGACGCCAATCCTGTTGCAACTCGCAGAAGACGCAGACCCGACCGCAGTCTATGAGTTCAGTGTGTCAGGCGCGAGCCAAGCGACGCTGCCAACCCTGTTGCAGCAAGTGATTGAATTCGTGGAGTCGCTCCCCAGCACACCCCAACGCCGACCTGCAACCCAGTATGTGGGGCTATCGGATGCGGAGCGTGAACTCGCACGCCACGAGTTGGAACGCGAACTGCACATGCTCGGCTTCCGAACAAACTTGACCCCTGAAGCGGTGGACGCAGTGATGCGCAACGGTATGAGCCAAAACGGAGGTGGACACTAATGCGATGGGCTGATGACCAAGTCGTAGAGTATGCAGTGGCAGGGAGCACGACAGTCCCATACGGGAGCGCAGTGCTGATTAACGCTTCAGGCTACGCGGCGCCCGCCACATCAGGCGCGTCAGGTCAGAAACTGGTCGGGGTCGCCGTGCAGCAGGTGGAGAACACAGGCGCAAACGGTGCGCGTACCGTGACGGTACTCCGACGCGGGGTGATCACCGCGACCATCGCAGGCGGTATCACACAGACGAATGTCGGCTCACTGGTCTACCTTGCAGGCTATGACCCTGCGAACTACCGCCCGACCGTGCATGGGGACGGCACAAACCGAACTGCGATTGGGGTGCTGGTCAGCATAGACGGGACAACCGCCCGCGTGCGGTTAGGAGTACAGTAAGGAGGAGATACGATGCCGAAAGTAATGCAGACACAGGGGCTGAATAATCTCATCGATGTTGGGGCTTATAATGCCTTTGCGGACGCCTTGCGCATGGTGGAACCGCAGGACATCTTCTCGGAAATCGGCACAGTGCTTGAAGTATCAGGTATGCCCGAACTGCGGTTGCCGTTCCTTTGGTTCCCGCCCCGCGCACGCGAATGGGTTGGCAGCCGAGAGCGCGGCGCACTGCAAGGTGGCATGACAACGATCCGCATTAATACCTACGAAGCGACAATCGCGGTGCCACGCAGCACGGTGGAAGACCAGATGGTGTCCGTGATTGAAGCGCGTGCGCGTGAACTTGCCACAGAATACATGCGGTTCGTCCATGAGCGGTACATCAGTATCCTGACGAATGGCACATCACTGACCACCTTCGATGGGCAACCACTGCTGACTTCGTCCCCTGCTGCGCGGGGTGCGAATAATGTGAACCTTGCGAGCGCAATTGAACTCAGAGAAGATTCACTGCGCGAGGCACGCGCTGCCATGCAACTGTTCACGGACCCTGATGGACGCCCACTCGGCTTAGTCCCGACACACCTGCTCGTCGGTCCGAAACTGGAGCATATGGCACGCCAGCTCGTGGAGAGCCAAACAATTGTCATCACAGGGGGCGGGAGTACCCCTGATGTGCGCGGTTCCGCAAATGTGTTCTACGGTCGCCTGCAGGTCATCGTCAGTCCATATATCACTGACGAAGACTGGTACTTAATCGCAGCAGGCGCGAACCAATACCGCCCTGTTGTGCGTGTTGACCGCGCTGATGTCCCGATGGAGTTCGCCGCGCGTACAAGCCCACAGGATAATAATGTGTTCGATACCGATACCTACGAGTGGGGTATCCGATTCCGACATGGGTTCGGTCCCGGCGCATGGTACGCGGTCTATGCGTCCCAGTTCTAACGGATGGTGGTCATCCTGACCTTAGATGAGTTTACGGGCTATGCACCAGAGATCGGTGCGCTGACGGGCGGGGAATATCTCCGCCCACTCGCATCGTTCGCACTTGCTAACGCGCATGCACAACTTCTACAGCAGCTCCAGAAACGGTATCACTTGCCTGCCAGTATCAGCATGCTCCCTGCCCAAACCCAGAACCTGCTAAAGCGTTGGGTGTACTACCTTGCCCTGCGCGAACTCTATGCGATGCGCGGTATCAGCTATAACCGCGATGAGCCACCCATCTCGGAAGCGCACCACGAGACGATTATGGGCGAGATTGAAGCCTACACTACAGGTGGGCAGGTACTGCAGGGCTTAGACCCAATCAGCCGTGTGAAGACTGCTGTCGTATCACCTGCACAGGATGGGGGGCTACCCTAATGTATGCACCAACACTTGTCCATGCTACCCTGCAGGGCTACTACCCGCGTATACTCGGCGACCCACCGCATGGCGAACCGCTGATTATCCCTGCTGTACTTGTCAGCGAGTTCCCGCTCGCACTGGAGTTCCGTGCAGAACAGGGTCAGCTCATCACGAACGCTCTCATAGACGCCTATTATATGACCAGCGACACGGACAGTATCCCCATCACGATACTGAGCGACACCACAATTGAAATCCCGAAAGAGATTGTCGCAGGTGGGCTACTCTATCTCGCGTTGAGAGACGGTTATTCCGTCTATCCGATTCGTATCCTGCAACCGCAGTTGCACCCGTAGGCGATGATAACGACGAGTGTCCAAGTGGTGCTGCCACCGCTCCTGCGCAACCGCGCTGCTATCCCCACCGCTGTGGAGCGGTTCTTCCGCCAAGCGCGTGTGATACTCGCGCAGGATGCTGCCGAACGGTTCCGCACTGCCACGGACCCACAGGGCAACCCGTGGGCGCCACTCTCCCCGCGTACCTTACGCCGTGCTGTCGGGCTCGCGATTGCGAAAGTGGGCGGACGCGCTGCGCGTCCCCAAGTACGGCGCACTGCCACAGGTGGGCTACGGGTCATCGCACGCCAACCGCAGTCAGGCTATCAGCGCAGTGCTGTCGTACGGCGCACAAAAGGGAGCCAAATCCTTGTGGACACAGGTCGCCTGCGGAATAGTGTCATCAGCAGCGCAGCCACTGCTGATGCGGTGCGCGTCCAAACACAGCTCTCGCTGGTGTGGGGCACGCGTGTCCCTTATGCCAGCCAGCACCAGCAGGGCGACCCGACGCGGAACCTGCCTGCACGCCCGTTCCTCGGCATCTCAGCGCAGGCACAGACTCGTTTGCAGCAAGCACTCCAACGCGCTTTCCAGTCGGTGCGCTAAGAGGATGATGGACTCCAGCGAACGCGATGCAGTGGACTATATCATCGGGCGTGAGCTGCTCGCACTTGCAGAGCAGGTACTCACCCCACGCGAGCAGGAGATACTCTATAACTATCTGCACTCACGCCGTCGGAAACGGCGTATATCATCATGGCTCCAGCGGATACTCCAGAAACTGCGCAGTGCCTACGAATCAGGTCAATACCGTTGACCAAGTCGCGCCCAAGTCGTAGCTGACTGCCACGAACCATTCGTCATCCTGCTCTGCTGTCAGGAGCAGTGCGTGGGAACGCTCATCATATGCCAGCGCGTAGGGGACAGCTGTCATCGGTTGACCGTCCAGCATCGGTTGCGTGGGGGCTGACCAACTCGCGCCGCCATCTAAGGAGATACGGCGCAGGGTTGCTGTCCCGTTATGTGCCAGCGCGACCCATACCCCAGTGATACTATGCGATTCCGCGACAAGCCGTGTTGCTGTCATGCGTAAGACCTCCGTATATGTGGCGCCGCCGTCCGCTGTGGAGAACACCACACCGTCCGAGCCGTCTAATAGGCTTATCAGGTACACCCCACGACGCGAATCCCACGCGAGCCACAGAATCGGCGCAGGGTAGTCGCGTGTGAGCCACTGCGTGTAGTCTACCCTGTGGTGCGTTTGGAGTTGTGCGCCACGCGACCATGCAAGCCATGCGCGTCGCCCGTCCACTTCAATCGCCGATGCAGGGCTCCCCTGTATCAGCACAATCACTGCAGAATAGCCGTGAAACGGGGTCGCACGCGCATAATCACGCCCGTTAAGGTGGAACAGATAGCGCGGGCTCTGAACCTGCTGACCGCTCCAGTCGGTGATGACCTCATCATTCTCTAACGCCTGCGCGTGTGCTGTGATGTGATACCTGCCGACAGTGGCTAATGCTGTGGTCAACTGCGTGCGTGCAGTCTCGTTCCCGCCGCTGTCATACTCTACACGGTGCAGGTGGAGATAGTTTTCAGGGTTGACAATATACCGACGGATAGGGCTTAGCACATAACTCCACTGACCCCAGTCCCCGTTCTCAGCGAGTGTGTCTATATCACGACGCCTGCGCGGTAAACATGCCAGTGGGGGCACTTCGCGCCATGCGTTTATCAGCACCCACTGCGGTTCGCTGTTCGTGCGCTGACGGAGCGGGCGTATCAGTGCGCGGGTCGCCGTCCGCAACTCAGCGAAGCTCGTGTCCCACTCATTCACATCATAGAGCGTAGACGCGATAGCGAACATATCCGTTTGGAACGCGACACCCCTATAAAGCAGGTTCTGCAAGCAGAGCGCGTCGTAGACCGTCGGCGATGTATGGGGTGGTCGCAGGTTCGGCACAGGCGTCGTCAGCAGGAACTCCAGCCCACCATGTCGCCAGAGCTGCTCGCCCCGAACGACTGCTTGTGTATGTGCTGTTTCAGGATACGCGCACGACACGCTCGGTGTATCGCGGTAGAAGGTGGGGTACTCCAGCGTATAGTCGGTCGGGGAATCCTGCGATACCACAATCCGCAGTTTCGAAGGCGTCCGACTACCCAGCATCTCCCAAACCGTGCGACGCGCGTTATCGCCCATCACCAACGCACTCCGACCCGCAGGCAACAAATCCTGGCCCGTCTCGCTATACCCGCTGAGATTCGCCGCGTACGACTGCGCCCAGCTCCCTGCGTATATCGACTCCGCCGACGCGCGATACGGATAGCGCGTCGAATCGCTCGGATGCGGGTCTAACAGAACCGTCTCGCCAGCAAAGTCCACCAGATACACGCGCACTTCGGCGTTCGGGTCGGAAACCGCAATCCGTACGGAATCGGCTAATACAGGGTACAGATACGGCGGAACCTGCCAGTCGGTCAGGTCAAACTCCAGCGTATGCGTCGCGCTTGAGGGCGAGACCGCGATACTCCCTGGATTGAAAGTCAGCGTCGCACCTGACGCCGCCCAACGCGGCTGGCTTGCCGCCGTCAGCTGCCGTTGCCCCACATCCGGCAACGGCAACACATCAAACCGACTCGCGCCCACCCACAGCGTCGGATAGCCAATCAGGGTATCGGCAATCCAGTCGGTATACGGGCTGACCGTGAGCGGCTCCAAGAGGCACTGGTTGCGCTCCCGCGTGCGCTGCGATTCGGGCAAGTTCGGGTCGCCCAGCCACTGCTGCTGCAACGGCAGCCAGTAGTCCAGATACGGCGCAGGCTGCAACGGTTCCCCCAGCGACCAGTCAGCCCACCACAGGAAATGGGACCAGTGCGGATGCGCCCAAGCGTGTAGATAACGCACGACCCAGTCGGTCGTCGTATCGCCTGTCGACGGTTCGTAGTACCCCGTAATAGAGTCAGGCACGAACGGAAAGAACCGCGTCGCAGTGGCGTCATAAGCGTCAGGCGTGCTAATGGGCAGGTTGCACGGGTCGCAGTCGATGCTGAGGCGCAACACGACGCTGTAGGAGCATCCCGCGCTCATCAGGAACGGCGCATAGAGCTGGCTCGGCTCTAAGTTCAAGGGCGGGTCTACCCGTTCAACGGCTGCCGCGCGCTCGGAATAGACGCGCTCAGAGACAGTGAGCGGAGTATCACAACTCTGCTCATAGCGACACGGCGATGCGTTGCGGTAGACCCACCGTCGTGAGATATAATCGCTTATACGGTCTACATTCGGCTGTGCCAGCCTATGGACGATAGCGCTTTGGGGCGCCGCGCTTAAAGAGAGATAAGCGCGAGGTAGGTCGGGCAGCAACCAGATTTGACTCTGCTTACTGGACGCCGTGCCGATAACCCGCTCCCACGAGCAGTCTCCGTTTGTACCGCTACTCGTCGTAGCACTCGCGAAGCTACTGTAGGGGACATCCGCGTTCCAAGTATCGGACGCGCTGGGCGGGTCGAAGCTCGGCGTGCAATCGGAGCAGGGGAAATCTGACGCTTGCCAAGCTGCGCCTGCGGCGACGCGCACGGGGAAGGCGATGGGCGCGCCGCCCTGACGCACACGCCAGCCGCCCTGCGCCGCGCCTGACACCGAGTTGCCATTCCCAGCGTGGTCGCCTGCTCCCTTCATCAACGGCGGCAGCCCCAAGAAGGGCAACCCCGCCGGCGCAAAGTAGAGCGACGCATAGACGCGCGTCTGCAGGTCTAAGGTATATACCAAGACGCCCGAGCGGACAATTTCGAGGCGCTGCGCTCGTACCTCCCAGCGTGGCGCGCCGGACACGAACCGCACATGCACACGGAAATCAACGAGACGAACTACGATTTCCCAGTTGGGCATCCCGCTCGCGGAATCGTACCAAATCGTTTCCAGCGAGCTGGTGTTTGGGTTGTAGAGCAACACGCTGGCGCTTGTGAGGTCGTCGCTTGTCGAGCGCGATAAGGTGACTTGCAGGTCGGTCTGTAGTGGGGATGTGCGATTCGGGAGATGGGTACAGGTGAGTTCGCCGATTGCTATGCCTGAGCCGCTGAGTGAGAGGCTCAGTCGGAATTCCAGCGACTCATAGCGAGCGATTAGACCTGCCTGCATCGGTTATCTTGAGAGCGGCGGTTGGAGTGTGTTCCGTGCGGGACGCCTGGCACCGTTGCGCGGCGCGGGTCGCCCAGTAGCCGACGCGCAGAGCCGGTCAAAGCCGTGTGGCGTTGCCACGCTTGGAGTATACCTTGACATATCAAGGCTTCCACTCATCCAGCGCGTCCAGCACCGCGACGCGCAGTGCAGCTTCTACGGCGTCTATCTGGTCAGGTTCCAGCCCAAGCCGTTTCGCAAGTCGCAGCTTCGTGCTGGCAGGGAGTCGTAGTGCGCGCTCATTCAGCCAGTCGCGCAGTACGGGGTAGACCGTGCGCCATGCTGTCTTCAGTACCCAGCGTTTCATCGTCCACCTCCGAGATAGTCTATGAGTGCGCTGGATACCTGTTGCGCCCAGCGCACGCGCGTTTCGCGCAGGAGCAGGTAGGACAGCTCCTCCGCGTTCGTCATAAACCCGAGCTCCACAAGCGCGCATGGTGCTTTCCGCGCCAGCACGGCAAGGTTCGCCTGTTTCAGCCCGCGGTTCCGCCGTTCGGGGAACGCGCGTGCCGTTGCGTCTAAGAGTACCTGCGCGAATGCTTGGGACTCGGGCTTTCGGTACAGCACTTCGTAACCGTGTGCTTCTGTCGTTTGGTGCGCGTTCAGGTGTATGCTGACGAGTGGCGCATCTGCATGATAGCGTGCGCGTGCGGTTAGGCTCATCGCCTGCGACTCGTTCGCGCAATTGATAAGATAGACCTGCCAATCGGGCGCATGCTGGCGCAGCATAAAGCGCAGTGATGTCGCATAGAGCGCCGCGATATGATACTCATGCCAACTGCCAGCCACCGCGCCGGGGTCATAGAGTGCGCGCCCGCCCCTGACGACCCAGCCGTGCCCGACATCAATTACGATTGCTTGGCTCATCCTCTTTACTCCCTTCAGGTTGCTGTTTCTGTGGTGTCCCGTGCCCGTTCTCCGATTTCCGCAGGTAGGGCGGGAACCGACTCCGTATCTCGTGCGGGATATGCACACC